AGAGTTGTACTAGAAGGGAAACTAATTGTAGATCAAAACTTTACATTTACATATGCCAAAGATGATTACTCAACTTCCACAGAGACTCCTGCACAGTCTGTATCTAATTACACCTATGAACAAAGATTGAATGAAGAGAAGAGAAAGATAAGAGTATTAAAACCTGCTCTATTACCAGCATTTATAACCGACTTTAGGAACATTATGAAGTATGATAAGTCGTCATCATATCTTAGTAACTCACTTATATCATCATATAACCCTAGAGAATCAGGGGTATAAAAAAACCCCCTGTATAGGGGGTTGTGACAGTTTTATTTGTGATTTAGAAACTCACTTTCAATCTTAATATTATATCTTACCTCCATTTTTTTGTACAACTTTGCCATTTTGTCTTTGGTCTTTACTAAATCTTCTGCTTGCTTTTGTGTACTGCAATAAAATATAAAAAGAAATTTATCTTTTGTGGTGCTTCCATCAATATAATTATCATCTGCTAAATGAAAATTTACCAGAGTTGATATAGTTGTTTGTCTCCAAGATGCTACCTCTCTTGGGTCAAGTATTATGAAACCTTCATATCTTTCTAAATTAGCGAAATGCTGTTTTGTTCTTTGTAATTCAACCTCTGTCCACACTTTTCGTGGTTTTCTGCGACCACCTGAGTTCTTATCGTAAGATTGCCATTGTGCTATTGTCTCTGGTTTTAAAAATAGATACTGTTTTAGTAAAGAAGAAATTTGTTTTTTTGATAATTTTCCATCCCCATTTTCCTTTTCATTCTCTGCCATAATCTGTACGACAATTTGTTTGACATCATCTTTTTTACAACCTCTTTTTTCAAAATCTGTTCGATTTAAAAGATTACCAAGATTAATCGCTTCAGATATTCTACCACCTAAATGTTTTTCAAAATCAACATAATAATCATCACTTTGAAAAATACCAAGACGCATTTGAATATGAGCAGTATGAGTGCCATCATTGATTTTAACATCCCCTGATCTTGCAAATATTGTGCCATCTGCATCATAAACATCATTTTTAAAGTACACTATTACTTTCTTTTTAATGTGCTTTGGTGTTCTTTTGTTGGATATACGCTCTACAAATTCAAAATCTACTTGTTCCTCTCTGACTTGAACAATCGCACCATCTTTTAAAACATAAGTCCCATCGGGATACTTATTGAAAAAATCTGCGTTATTAGTTGGTTTTGTTGGAAATATTCCTGATTCAATTTGTTCAACTACTTCAATCGCTGTAGAAGGTATTAATGTTTGAGTCATATTTTTCATTATGTTCTTTTTATTATATCATATATTGTATTACTTGTCAAGGTACAACCCTAGAGAATCAGGGGTATAAAAAAACCCCCTCAAGAGAGGGGGCTAAAACCAAATCACCTTTCAAAAAGAAGGGCACTCTTTCTAAGTAGAGATCTTTTGTACTCCCTTCAGTTAATTAAGAATTAACTAACTTAGAGAAATAACTTAAAGACTCATCATCTTCATCAGATTCTGATGATGCCACCACTGGTTCTGGTGTAGGAGTAGTAGTCGCTTCACTATAGTCTCCACGACGTTCTCTCTCCCATGTTGCATCTTCTTCTGCTACTTCTGGGTCAACTCTTTTTGCAGGTTGATTCATACCAAGAACATATACAAGACGTTTCTTTAAGTCATCATAAGACTTGAACTTATCAGGTGTTGTAAACTCAGATAGATCATGCAATGAGTTGTAGATCTTCTCTAGTTTATCATCATCGTCAAATAATGGTGAGGCATTATCAAACTCAGACTTGTCATAGTTCTGATAACCTTCGACTCTACGAATCTTTAACTTAAAGTTAGCACCTGCCCAGAAATCAAATGGGTTGATAGGTGTTTCATCAGCAAATTCTGGTTTCATTGCTTCCATGATTTTATCAAAGATCTTCTTACCAAATTTGTATAAGAATACTTTGCCTTCGTTCTCAGGATTTGTTGGATCACTTACAACATAGATGTTACTGTAATATGATAGTCTACGCTTTTGCTTACGTGCTATTTCTTTGTTTGCATCTGAACCAGAGTTCCATAACTGTGAGTTATGCTCAGAGACAGGATCTTTTTGTCCGAGTGTGGTAAGAGAGTTCTCTATGTACCAACCACCAGGTCCTTGAAATGCATGAGTGTAAAGTCTTGCCCAAGGTAATTCAGAACCTTCTGATTCTGGGAGGAAACGGATGATCGCATAACCATTACCAGACTTGTCTACTACTGGTTTCCAGATACGTTCATCAACATTACTACCTTTGTCGTTTAATTTCTCTACCTGCTTAATTAATTTGTCAGTAAGAGAACCTGTTTTGGATTGCTTTTTTAATTTTGCGAATGACATGAGGATTTATTAGGATTGTTTGCTTATATGGACTTTAATATTATACAACATTTACTAGCATTTGTCAATGTTGTTTTCAATCTCACTGATAGTTTCATCTAATCTGTCAAAGAACTTGTTCATATCATCGATTTCATCATAACCGAACATCTTAGCAGACTCAATCAATTTTTCTTTGATTAGATCTACTTCTTTATCTTTGACTAGACTCATACGAAAGAAAAAAAGTTTTTGCTTTTCCAGAAATGCTTTCATTTCTTTAAGATGATTCCTCCTTTGGTCTGATGTCATGATAGGCATTTTCTGCATTTGCATCACAATTTTATGTTGCATCTCTGACAACTCAACTACAGTGTCCCTTACTACATCAGAATTAAAAAATTCACTCATCTTACTCTCTCTAACAGTATTTTTTTAAATTTGTCCACATCAATATTTAGGAAAGGTTTATACTTTTGAATTTTCAATCCTACGGTTTCCCACACAGGATCAAGTAATTTTTTATCAAACTTCTTAGAATACTTTAACATCACATCAAGTATAACCATACTCTCAATTGATATGTTACCTTGAAGATATCTTTTTAATATCTCAGGATGCGAATGACCTTTGATAGAAAACAAATCTTCAAAGTTATTCTTACTCATGAACATTGATTCATTTTCAAATAGGTATGTCATACCTTGAAATCTTTTTAACCATGAACTGTGGTATTCATTTCCATTTCTAATTATATCACCAATCCATAGAGCATCTGGATCACCACACTCCACAAAGTTCGCAAGGAAATAATGTTTTATCTCTTCATCATTTTTCTTACGAGACATTCTTTCAAAAAAATATCTGTCTTTCCTTTTATTAAATGCATCTCTTGACGCATTAGTCTTACCACAATATTTGAAGTAATCGTAATTCTTCTTAGTGAAATGATTCTTGAATGCTAAGTATGTTTTATATACTTCAATCGGTGTCATCGTCCACTGGTTCTAGGTCTTCAATCATATCAACAGATACTTCATGATTTGCTATCTTATAGTAGTGATGGTTTACACCCCATGCATCAGGTTTGTATCCAAGATATTTTAAATCCTTGTTAGATTTATTTTCTCTGATCCATGCCTGAAGACGGTAGTGCATCAGTTCAGGTTTAGAAGGCATTATAAAGGTAGTTTTGCTCTGGATGTTTTCTTCAAGAAGTTAAGTTGTATAGCATCATACTTCAACTTTTCTTTCATTGGTTTAGTAATTAATTTAGACACTGCTTGCAGTTCAATTTTATTCTCTTCACAGAATGTGATGATAGCATCAATGTAATTAAACTTGTAGGTCTTTACTAGTTGTTCAACCTCGTCTGTAAACCTTTGTTTGCATAAGAATTTTTCCTTAATGACATCATCAAGTTTGTCTTCTTTTTTCTTGTCTTTACTTGCCATTTGTTCCTGTTTTGTAATCGACAAACTTTCTAATGTATTGGGTAAGAAGTTTAATATACTTACCTTTGTTTCTTTTTTCGTAGACAACGCAGTCTCCATTTTCAGTCACCATAATAGTAATTAACTTTTTGACTGGAATACCAGTCATCTCAAAATACATACATGCGTATGCAGTTTCCTGTACGAAATAGTTTTCAATCCATTCTTCTGGTTTAACCTTGTTTGCAGTTTTAAAATCTATTACCGCTAACTCGCCATCAAACTCTGCGATACAATCTACTCTACCTGCCAGTCCTAGATAGTCACTATACATCGACTTCTCTAGAGCGTGTATGTTATTTATGCGATCCAAATGTTTTTTAGATTGCAGGAATAAAAATTTTGTAGAAGGAAGAACATTCAAATCTTTGATGTCCTCATTGTTCATGTAATGCTCTACCAAATCATGATACTTAGTTCCTCTAAAAGTAGATTCCCTAGTAATCTTATTTGCCTTTTCCTCTCCAACTTTTTTTCTCCATTTAATGAAGACTTCACGGTTATAAAAACTCGTTACAGATGTGATTGAAGGATACATTTTTCCAGAAGGAACTTTATAAAATCTAGTTCCGTCTATTGCTACTGTTTCAAGATCAATACTTTCTGATAAATTATCTAAATGAGTAAACATCACATACCTAAAGTTGTTTTGGCGAGGAGGTAATTCCGAACTAGTCCTGATCGAACTATATCTTCAATACCAAATTCAATAGAAGCAAAGTCTTGTTCCATTGCAGCAATGATCTTCATGAATTCAAGAATACCATTCCTTTCGTTAGTCTTTACAAGATCAGTTTGTGCAGCATCACCACAGAAAATAATCTTACAGTTTTCACCAACTCTTGTTATTATACT